ACCAGCAACTAGAATAGAAACATTAATTTCATCTGCATTAGCAAATAAGTCCCAACCTAGTTTATAGTCGTCTTCACCAACACCTGAGTCAGCACCATTAGCAAAAACTGTTGAAGCAGTACCATTAGCAACGTTAGCATTTACTGCTAAGATTAACTTTGATGTGTCGTTAATGATTTTCTCAACGAAGATGTTATTGCCATCTGCGTTCTTATTGCCGTCAACTGTAGAAACGATATGTGCTTCAGCAACAACACCACCAACTAAAACGGCAATTGCCATTTCACTGTTAGAAGCAGCCGGAGATACGTCAAACGCACCTGCATATGCCCAAGTTGCGTATCCTGCTTCGTCAGCAGTTTCTACTGTAATGCTATTACCGTATGCTCCTGGGTAACGTGCATAAAAACCTTCTGTTAATGTACCTGAATCCATCTGTGTATCAAAATCTTCAGCATTTTTAATCAAAACTCCAGTACCAGATGCGTTAGCATTAGTAGCAGTAGCGTCAACTACACGAACCACTTGTAGTGAGTTAGAGTAACTTAAAAAGGCTGCAGAAGTCAAAAACGACGGGTATGAATCTGCATTTGGTTTACCAAAAACACTAACCAGATTGCTCTCTGAGGCTACCAAAGTTGCATCAAAGCAAGGTCCCCATGTAAAGCGACCAACTGTAGCACCTAAACTGGTAGCAACTGCAGGGATAGACGTACTCAAATCAAATTCCTTTGTTTGAACGCCTGGACTTAATTGAAATCCCATTGTCATTCTCCTATATTTAAAAAATAAGTTTGTCGAAACATTATTATTTCGATACAACTATTTATAAAAAACCAAACTTTAGAACAACATACTTCCAGGCTGGACTGTCCACACTTCACCGCCCTCTACAACTATCTCACCGTCTTCGTATCCATCGCCGTCGATAAATCCAAATGGGGTTAATTCTTCTTCAATTTCGTATATCTTATTTGCATATAACCTTACTCGCAATTCCATATCAGTCAATTCTTTAAACTCTGGTTGAGTTGATAACCAACTAAACATAACTAGACCCATAACCATATCATCATGACCGTCGCCTTCACCAGCCCAAGATTTACCTTTGGTCACAAACATAGATAGTTCTGTGATGGTATCTGGGTCATTGACTATTAATTTATCACCTTCAATTAAATCTTTCATATTTGAGCAACCAATTGCCTTAATACGACTAGTCATTTTTCTACCAAGTTTATTATGAACACCAGATTCGTTAATGGTGTTATCGTACTCTAAGTCGTAATGTAGAATATTAGCAACTTCTGCTCCTGGACCATTTGATTCAATAATAACGGTTGCTTCGTTATATGCCTGAGCAACTTGCATTATGTAATGTGGGAATAATAGTGGGGAAATTTCATTTGACCGATACGTCGCAACTTGAACAAAAGGTAGTTTTGATACATCAACAACATTCATTGATGAATAATCTTGTCCTCTACCCTCAGCAACGTCAACTGCAATTACGTATGAATGATTTTCTACTGTTTCTTCATATACCTTCAAGTCGTCTTTTCTATATATCGGATCTCTCATTACCAAAGAATGTAATTTAGCGGGGTTGATTAATGTACCTGCCGAACCTAAGAACTCACATTCGAATTCTTGTTTGAATTGTTCTTCGGAAGTATTGGCAATAGTTTCTGCCTTCCAAGCGGCATCTCGTCCTGGAACATCCCAATAATTAATTTCAAATGCTTTGTATGTGTTTCTATGTTCAACGGCATCTAACCACATTTTATAAAAGTGGTTCATTCCGTTGGGTGTTGATACTATAATTACTTTAGAATCTTTACCTGAAGAAATTGTAGGATATACTGAACGGAAGAAATCTTCTGCCATACCCTGTTGTACGAATGCAAACTCGTCTAGAAAAATTAGGTTAAATGAGTAACCACGAATAGAACTTGAAGATGTTGAACCAGCAAGGATTCGAGAACCATTTTCTAGTTCAATAGAACCTTTGTTCCATTCCATTACACCTTGTTGTAACCACATCGGCAACTTCTCGTATGCAAATTGAAGTCTACCAAGAAGTTCTCTAGACGTTGCCGATTTATTGGCGAGTATAGCAACATTCTTTTGGTCGTTGAATAGAATATAGTGAAGCATAAACGCCAGAGACGTTTGTGATTTACCAGACTGACGTGGACATTTCACGATTGTGAAACGGTTTGTATGTATTGTATTGATTAAATTTTCTTGAAAAGGATATAATTCAAATTTTATCAAACCCTTATCAAGGTTTACAATATGAATGTAATTTTTCACAAAGTAAATAGGGTCGTCCCGACACTTCACATATTCTTGAATTTGTTCTTCGGTGTAATCAATCTCAACGTTTTGTCGTTTAAGATTAGGATTTCCTAGATAAATTGTCTTTGCCATAATATAAAGTGTTTTTGTTTATTCGTGTTGTTTTTCTAAATATAAAATTCTCAAATCCAATTCTTCTAATTTGATAATATCTTCTTGTCTGTGTAGTTTCAATTCTTCTCTAGCAATCTTTTGAACTTTTAAAGGCATTCCTGTTCTAGCAGATACAAATGCTTTAATTACTGTTTGTTCGACTTTCATAACCTGTACTAATTTAAACATATCCATCATAGTCATTGCTACAAACATCGTAGTCATAATACCTATAATCATACCAAACGACTGTAAGCGAGTTTCTTTTTTATGTTTAACTAATATTTCGTTTTTTACTTGTTGTTCTTGTGATATCATTTTAAATCTTTACCCTTTAATAATGCTTGTAAATCAGCAGTAGAACCAACATATAAATTATTATTGGTCGTTGAGTTGCCTGATGGTTTTTCCCCTTTCATAATCTGTAGTTCTTTCTGCATCTTCAACAACTCCATCGTTGTATCTGTAACAGATTTAATTAACCCAGAAGCAACTTCGTATGCTCTTGGGTGTTCCATTTCTTTCGCAAGACTAATAATACCTTCTAGTGCTTCGTTTCCTTTATCTACTAGATTGTATAAATTATCTCTTGCGAATTCATAGTCATCGTCTAAATCGCCTGTCATAGCATTAGACACAACTTCTCTTTTAGGGACAATACCTCTTTCTTTATTTTCAGACATTGCTTTAGTTTCTTCTAAAACGATTTCTGCAGCCTCCATAATTTCTTCTGGATTTTCAAACTCCATAATGATATCACTCGAACCTAAAAGTTCATCGTCTAATTTTTCGTTCACTGTTTTCTTTGTCATAATATAATCTCACTGTTTACTCTACTGGCCACTTAACTTCACTCATAGTATCAACGTCTGTTGCGTCATCAGGGTTGTCAGGGTGTCCTGCTTCGACTTTAGTTGTCCACGGGTCATCAACATCTGATGTCATCGGGTTGACCGATTCTCTAACTTGTTCCATAATAGGAGAGTTTGAAAAATCAAAATCGCCATCTGCCCCAGCAAGTTTGTAATTAGTAATAATTTCTTTAATAATTTTAGCATCGGTAACAGGAGGATAAACCCAACCTTTCATTACAAAATCTAATGTCCAATTGACAATTCTGTGTTCGCCAAATTCACCTTCAAATTCATCAGTCATTGTGATTCCACCGAGAACAATAGGAATATCACGTTCTATATTCAATGCTGGGATTTCTTCAATAACAACGTTAAAATCTGGTTGAAAGTAAGGAACGATTTGTTCAATAATTTGTAAACCATCGTCCATGTAATCTACATAAACATCTAATGTAAAGTTAAAATTATACGGTATCGGTGCATAAATCTTATGCATTTTAGTATCGTCTGAATCGTGTGCAAATGATAATTCGTTCATTTGATTCATAGAACGTGCAGGGTCTATCTCCATACCATTCATGATAAATCCCATTCTAGGGACTTGTCTATTCTTTTTAGAATCTTTAATCAATCTCGCCATATACTTCATTTGAGACTCATATGCGATAGGTACTTTAATATCTGTAACTAAAGTGCCGTCTGATTCTTTTCTTTGTACGTGAATGTTATTAAATACTGACGCAAATGCTACAATAAGTTTACGTGTAGTCCCATGATACCAAGTAGTTCCAAACATAATATTATCCTATTGTTCCGAATGGGTTCATTTCTTCGAAGTTTAATACATCGTCGTCTTCTACATCCCAATCTGGTGTGCCTAATTCGTTATTCAAATTAGATTTAATATCTGCTTCTAGTCCTTCTATCTCAGAATCAGCAACAACAATATCTTCATGACCATATTCCCAAGGTTTAAGGGTTAATTGCCATACGTGTTGAGGGCCATCTGGTGTAGGGTAGAACGAAGAATCGTTGCCTACGAACGATACTTGAAACAATGCCTCAAGGTCTCCAAAGTATAATAAGTCTCCAGCAATCGGCATATCGTCATCCGTTGCAACTGTTTGCTCTGCAAATGATTTCTTAGTAAAAGACACCTTCATTTCGTCTGTTACTTGAACACCGAATTTAGAATAGAAATCTCCAACATCACCGTAGTCTTGATATTCGTCTACGAGAATATTCAAAGTCCATACCGTATCAAAATGACTTGTTGGATCTTCTCCAAAAATTGGATCTAAGTTTTTATACTTACGTGGTAGATACTTAGCGGAGAATCCAATGGTTTCTACTATTTCTTCAACCATATCCTTAATCATTGTTGATTTGGACATATTGTCAAACATACCCATTTGATTAACCTACCAAAAAGTTAGTTGGCATTTCATACTCAAGCGAGAATTGTTCTTCTAATCTTAGAATTTCTTCGTTTGCTTCATCCCAGAGTTGTTGTCCATTAACAACGATTCCTCCAGGTAATGGCATTCCGTCAAATTGTTTCATATTTGAACCCCACTGCTTCTTAATAAGAGCAGTAGTGTACTTCTTCATCCACTCATCGTTATATACATCAAGAGCATAGCCAGCAGTTTCGTCTGGATTTAAACCAACAAAACCACGAAGCATCATTTTACTTCCTTCGTACCACAATGACCCAGCTGCTTCGCAAACTGACTCAGAAGAATATGCTGTCCAAGTTCCTGCACCAGCAGTACAAGTAGCATCAGTCGTAAACGCAACATCAGAACAAACACCTTTAACTTTACAAGATGGACCTAAGATTGTTCCAGAATGAGAATATAAACGATTGTTTGCTTTGTTGAATGTGAATGTTCTGTCTGGATTAAAGTAATCAGATATCATAGAAAGGTTCTGCATAGTCATTTCGTAGTATTGCATACTAACTTTAGTCATATCGAACATTTGGTCAAACATAATTTTATATCTAACATCACTCATTGCTTCTGAAGAATATCTTCCAGGTTCGTAAATGCGAGTAACGGCAATCACATCATCTGGCATAGTGATATACTGATTTGCTTCATCTGTAGCATCAAACGTGATAGTGATATACTTTTCTTCAACACCATCAAAATGTCGTTCTACGAATAATTGAACAGCATCGTCAATACGATCCATTGCCTGAGTATCGTCCACTTGTATTTCTACCTTTGGATAACCCAATCTACGGTATGCGTATTCTTTTAATTCTGTTGCTGATTGTACCTTTGCCATAATAACTCTCTTATTTTAATACTATTTATACTTTTGAACAAGAGGACATTCGGCAGCCGTACAGTGATTATGTACGTCAACCTGCCATTTCCATTTGAACCTTAATATAGTAAATGTGAATAGTAATATAGATAAACTAAACATTGTCTCTACTAATATACAAACCATAGCATATTCAGACATCAACAAAGTTTCTCTGATATATTCAAAGTTGTATAGGTGTAAAAATGAAGTCAACGACCCCAATAATATTGATGACCTTGCCCACACAGAATAAAACTTTCTATGTTTCAGTGTGAAAAAGAATCCACCGAAACCTAATGTGGATACCATAATACTTAAAAACATCTCAAAATCAAATAATAATTCAATCATAATATTAACCCTTTAACCAATACATAACTAATCCAATTACTGCGGACGCCACAAGCCAAAACATTCTCTCACCATTTCCGATTTGAATTTGATTTGTTGCAATGTCTATATTTTGACCCTGTCCTTGCTCAATCAACTTATCCAACTTATCCTCGATGCGTTGTGTTCTGTGATAAACAGTCTTCATCTTTTCTTCGAGGCGAGTGATTCGTTCTTTCATAATATCAATAGAGTCCCTAATGTTGTTTAAATCTTCCATTGGGAATTTCCTTGTATAATAATTTATTTACGTAATTACTATATTTATATAAACAAGTCTCTTATAATAGACGTAAAAAAACCACCCGAAGGTGGTTTAATACTTATGGTAATGTTACCAGAGCCGCATAACCAATCATAATTGCCGTCCATAAACTAACAACAGCATAATATTTCTTCATACTAGTGCCAAAATACATTCGACCAATATGAGTACACTTATGTGTTGGACTAATTAAGTATGCTGAGAACTCTAACGCAATGAACCACGTTAAATATTCAACACCGTATATCATAGCAAGTAACGCAACAATACCAGCATATTTACCAGACGATCCCAATAAAAACGAAGAACCGTATGCAATAGCAGAAATACTCAAAAATCCAATTAAAGTATTCATATCAAGAACACTTGATGCTTCTAAGAATGACTTAATTTCGGCATAATTAGAACCTACGATATTGGATGCAATAATAACTAAAGCAAGCACACCCATTAAATTCCAATTTACAAAGGAATTTAATTTAGATAAACTAAAGATACCCGAATACATAATATAATACACAGTTAGAATACCAAAGGTCATCCAATGAGTACCACCAGCAACTAATGCACCGATTGCCACAAATAAAGGCATTGCCCCAAACATTAAACGATTCCAATTAATTGGTTGAGTTTTAACATTTAATGTAATGTCATCTTCCGACATCTTACCAAATATATACCACCCAATATAGAACGCAGTTATTGCTAACAATCCTCCAGTGTATGATAACATCTCTGAGTAACTTAAACCAAGGGCTGCCATAGGAACAATGATAGTTTTCTCTAACGGACTCCACAAGTAATAGTGATGGGTCGCTAAATAATCTATAATACCAAACTTTGATCTTGACTTTCTATGCTCATGAGTATCATCATCAGGCGCTAATGTACTTAACACTCCTGCTGATACTGTTACCCTTCCAGGGATAGGTAAGACACCAGTCACAAGAGATGTCAATGTTACAATCAATCTCTTTGATTTAATCTTACCTACAATAATATTGAATAGGTCATTAAAGTATTCTCTCTCTTTAATAATACCTGCTGATATCATAACTCCCAACAAATATAACAAATATACTTGTTTCTTTAAAACAAATGCAAATAAAATTTCCATTTTTATTTCTCCTTATCATTTAATTGATAATATCCAAAACTGTGTAAAGTGAGTCCAGATAATTATTTTCTGATTAAGACGTACACTAATGTCGTTTGGTTATTATGAGTCGAAATCGCCTCCATATAACTACTTAATTATATGGAGGTAATCTATTGATAAAAGTCTCGTAAATATTTATAATGATTCGGAAATAATTCAATTTCTTTGTCTGTTCTAGAAGTATATGTTTCCCACATAATATCACCATAATTTTCTATATTGATGTCAAATTGAACTTCCTTTCCTAACGGCTCATTATCATATGCACCAAATCCATGTATCAGTTCAAACCATTGACCAACATGAAACATAGTAAACAGTGGTTTTTCTGTTAAATGGTGAGGTGGTGAATTTACAAATTTATCTAAGATTGATTGTGTTGTTGTTGGAATATCTATTTCGTGTACTGCTTTCCAAAACGGTGTGTCGTTCTTAGGTGCAAGGTGGTAGTGTAAGAATATGAAATCTACAATTTCATTTACCTGCATATGATACTCATCCGATAACCATTTGGCCACCTTTTCATTATATTGCATATTGTTATTTAACAAAGCTGACGTTAGGTTTTGGACACCCTTAGTTGAAAACGTAATACCCGTGGCTTCTAGTGGTTCTGCAAAGGCAGCCGCAAGTCCAGTAGCATATACGTTTTTGATTGCTATATTCTTATGTGTTCCTGTTTTCATTTTAATATGATTTGCAGGAGTATCAAAATCACCAATTGATTCTCTCAATTCTTGCTCCGCTTCTTCTGGGGTGCAATATTTATCAGAATATACGTAACCGTTTCCTATCCGAGAGAACGTTGGTATAGCCCACCTCCAACCAGATTTCATTGCAATAGACTTAGTATATGGGTGCATCTCTTGTTCTTTGTCTTTGTATTGTGTAGGTATTGCAATCGCACGATTACATAATAAAGTGTCCTCTAAGGAGTCGAATTCTTCTCCTAGTGCACCCTCTAATAACATAGACTTAAACCCAGTTGCGTCGATATAAAGGTCCGATATTAATAACCCATTATGTTCTGTCTCTAAGAAGGCAATACCATTATCGTCAGTTTCTATGTTGGTTACCAGGTCGTCTATGTACTTAACCTTGTCTATACAAGATTTCTTTAATACCTCCCCTAACCGATCTGCGTTAAAATGATACGCGTCCCACGGTAATGATGTGTACCCTTGGGTGAAATCTAACCTTGGATCACCACATTTAGGGGACTTGTTCTCTTTTGCCAACCTATAAGAAGGTGTCCAATTTGCAAAGTCTTTTTTGGAGATATTCTTTCCTAATACATAATCATGCATCATTATTCCTGGACCAAGCACTGCCATTTCTTGAGAATCATTGTCGATAAAAATTGGGTTGTCTGACCAACCTACAAACTCTACACCCAACTTAAAGGTAGCATCGGAGTCTTTCATCCAATCCCATGGCTGTAATCCACATTCTTGTAAAAATGCAGTAGTAAATGGTTGAGTTCCTTCCCCCACTCCAATCGTGCCAATTTTACTAGAAGCGATTAACGTTATATCTACGTTAGATGGTAAGTTTTTAGATAGATGGGCGGCTGTTATCCAACCAGTAGAACCTCCTCCTACTATTGTTATTGAGTTGATTATTTTATTCACCTTATTATTGTATTATTATTGTAATGTCATATTATATTATACCATATCGTGATGCAAAAGTCAAGTATTATTTAACTTAATTGATTTACGTAGTACAGAAACCCTCAATCCATTCCAGAAATCTTCTGGGTCTTCCCCTTTAGTGAATATTTTCTTATCATATATTACTTCATATTTCATGTCCGTGTATGCTCTAGACACAGCATCTTCCACTTGTCTCCAATTGTAGTCGTCTGTGATCCAAATGAAAACATCGTCAATCATTGCGTCTAGTTTTTCAAAGATATGATATTGGTCTGTATAACTATGAGGTCCATCATAAAAAATGATATTAGGTTTGAATGGAAATTCTTCAACATTTAACTCTTCCATCCTCCCATTCATAACAGTAACATTACTGTTCTTTGCATACCTTTCTACATTCTTAATGAATACGTCTTTTGGTAATTCTTCTTCACTTTCCCAACCATCAACATCTCTCAACGGTTCTATTTTCTCACTGCTCCAATCATCTACTGCTATTGCAGACATCGAGTTGTCTTGTAAAGTAGAACATAATGTTGCTCCTTGGAAAGAACCTATTTCTAAATACCTTGCGTCAGGCATAGAACCTATTTTATTTAATAAGAATTTAACCTTTTCTGAAGTCAAACCTACAATATCGTTCATCACTCCATCAAATTCAAATGCTTCTATTAACGAAGATTTAACGTGTTCTGCGTATGGGTGTGTTGTGTAAAATTCGTCTTCGCGTTTGGCGTTGGACACGTCGTCACAGTAATGACACTTCCAGCAATCGAATTTGCAATTTCTAATCTTATCTCTCCAAACCTTAATTGGTTTGTTTTCTAAATTAGACTCACCTATATAACTCTCGAAGTCTTTGAATACAAAAGTCTCGTTGTCTTTGAATCGTTTTATTAATTCTATACTTTCAAATTGTCTTCTTAGGTCTTCCCTTCCGTGCAACTTAAATACGTCAATACCTAATTCATTTATATATTCGTCCCAATCCTCTTTCCAAGGTGATAGGTTTGCTATCTTTAAACTGTGCGAAGGGTCTTCGGTTTCCCATTTAGGGCAACTGTTTTTACTTATTGTATCGAAGAAATATGGAACATCGTCTGCAACCCTTGTTGAATTGAATGTAAAATGTTCGTCCATTACTGGGCATTCACCAACACACCCTTCGTTCACCAACAAAGAAACTTTAAAGTCGGGATTATACACCTTCCTTACAAAATCTCGTGCTTCTTTAATTTTCAATAAGGTGTCTTTATCCCTCATCAAATCTCTATCCAAATTGACCAAATCAAATCCAACCTTTCCTAGATACACAACCTCGCTTGGAGTGTGTACATCACGGATTATTGTATTCTTTACTGTTAATTTAGGGAATGCCTTTTTGAGTTGTCCACCTGCCATCCAAAGACTGTGGGGTATAGTTACCGTAGTTACACCCATATCATATAAAGGTTTGAAGTATTCTATAAAAGTATTAAGGTTTTCTTGTTTGGGGGAAATGTGTATGTTGTTAAACGTTGCAGATACAGGAATACCCAAAGTCTTGCCAATAGTCATAGCATTAAACGCAACTTGAACAAAGTCCTTTTCTTCAAAAATATCACCCATCGCATCTTGAGTAAATGGAGGCATCCTACAAGTGAAGTATAAATCGTGGACGTATCCTTTTACTTCACTTACTTCTGATATGAATTGGTCTGTTTGTTGTAGGTTT